CAATAGCATTTCTTGAAGCTCAGGCAATACAGCCGCTTTATCAAATGGCGCGTGATCAGGATTTGGGAGAAGTTACTGAAAGTGATGTTTATATTGACCCTACACAGAACGTTTCTGTTACAAGTACGTTAATTATCAATATTCTACTTAATGAAAACGGAATAGCGCGCAATATCACAATTCCAATATCTTTTAAATAAAAAATCATGACACCACTTATTAACGGAGTCGCATATTCTTGGAGCTCAATCAGTTTCGTATTGTTTGGCGTTCCTGTATCTGGAATAACATCTATTGAATACAACAGAAAACAGGCCAAAACGAATAACTACGGGCAAGGTTCAGAGCCTGTAAGCCGTGGTTATGGTCGTAAAGAATACGACGGCTCGATTGAAATATATTTGGATGAATGGAAAAAAGTAATTGCATCCGCTCCGAATCGTGACCCTCTACAAATTGGATGGTTTGACATTCCGGTTGTTTACGGTAACTCAATAGCGGATGCAACAAAAGACACCTTAAGAGCGTGTGAGTTTCTTGAAGATCCATTTTCGGCCAAAGAAGGCGATACAAAATTGACAGTTAAAATACCTTTAATCATCGCTCAAATTACCCGATAATGGAAATCACAAAATTAACAGACAAAGAAAACGCTGAATTTGAAGCGAAAGCCACAGAATTAGCGAAGAAATACGGAGTTACTAAAGTTCATGTTTATGTTGGTATTGACAGCGAAACAGACGAAAGGATCGTGGGATACTTAAAAGAGCCTTCATACATTCAGAAGATATTCACGCTTGACAAAATCGCTACCGGAGGAATGTTTGCCGCTGCCGATTCTCTTTTAGATATTCTTGTTTTACGTGAAGAATCCGACCCGAAAACTTTCGAAAGCGTTCCCGCATTTGAGAATTATAAACTCGGAATGGTAGGAACATGCGTAGGAATTATCGAAGTGGTTCAGAATTCCTTTAAAAAAAAATAGTTCAATACGAGATTACCAACTCAGGACCAGAATACCCTCGAATGGCAGCTCTCATAAGGGGTTGCCATTCTTTTAATCTGGAAGATTGGAATAAAATAATGAGCGATGAAGATTTATTTTTAGAGCTTTGGGGACAAACAAAATACTATTTAGAAACTGTTAATCAAGTCAATTTTAAATGAGTACATTAGTTGAATATATTTTGAACCTTAGAGGAAATCTTACACCTCAGGTCAATGCAGCTACAACCGCAACTAATCAACTTAATAGTGCGATGGGGGGAGTTAAAACCGCATTAGGAGCGTTAGGTTTAGCATTTGGGGCTTTTCAAATTGCCTCATTTGTAAAAGAGGGCGTTGAGAAATACCACGAATTAGAACAGGCTACCGCTAAAGTTGAAGCAAATCTAAGGTCTACGGATGAAATCGCGGGAGTCAGTTTGAATAATGTTCAGAATTACGCCAAAGAACTATCTGGAAAAATACAGGCCGGACGCGCGGATATTATGGATATGGCTTCGCAGTTATTAACCTTTCCTGCAATCTCAAAAGATATATTTCAGTCATCAATGGGGATGGTTGCGGACATTGCAAAGCAAACAGGTCACGGATTAAGTGAAACGGCTATCATGTACGGCAAAGCATTAAATGATCCGGTCGATGGATTACAGAAAATGATGCGTTATGGTGTAATGTTCACCGATGCAGAAAAACAGAAAATAACTAAGTTGCAGGAATCAGGAAAGTTAATTGCAGCTCAAAAGTTAATGATTGATTCAATTGCTCATTCTGGTTACGCCGGAGTTGCCGAAGCGATGTTTAATGCTGACCCAATGGCGAAATTCAATAAAATGATTGGAAGCGCAAAACTGGCTATTGGCGAATATGCAACCGAAATATTAAAGAAAATATTACCGGCTCTTGAATGGATGGCAGGAAAAATAAAGTCGGTTACCGCATGGATGAAGGACCATGAAAAAACAATGGCGTTAGTTGTTGATATTCTTGGTGTAGTTGCCGCATCTTTTGTAACTATATCAATAGCCACTAATCTATGGGCGGGGGCGCAATGGCTTTTAAATGCAGCATTAACAGCGAATCCTATAACCATTGTTATCACATCGGTGGCGGCGTTAGTTGGTGGGGTTATTTGGGCTTGGAATAATTTCGAAGGATTTAGAAAGACAATACTTTCAATTTGGGAGGTAATGAAATCTTTCGGAATGACATTGTATGATATTTTTGGCGGAATTGCACAGATATACAAAGGGCTTTTTACTTTTGATTTAGGAGCGATGAAATCCGGCTTATCTCAAGTTGTCTCAGCGGCAGCAGACGCAGGAAAAAATATTGCGGACGCATGGGCAGGCGGACAAGAGAAGGGGGCAAAAAGTTTTGCGGGATCAACGGCAAAAGGATTAATCCCATCTAAGGCAGGGATGGCCGGAAAAGCAGGAGAAGCTGGCGAAACAATCGCAGCACCCAAAACAAAAGCCGAGGGGCAAAAAGTAGTTAATATTCATATTGCCTATAATGCGCCTTTAATACAGGGGTTTACAATTTCAACTACGAACATCAAAGAAGGAATGGGAAGCCTTAAAGAAAAAGTCGAAGGGATAATTACAGGAGCTTCAAGTGATGTACGAATATTAGCAGGATATTAATATGACAGCAAGAGAGTTTGTAATACCGAGAGTTTCAGCAACTCAAATAGGAATGATCGCCGGACGTTCAGCCGGAATTATCGCAACCGGATTACAACAGGACGCGAGAAAATATGCACCTGGTAATAATCCATATGTCGGGCAAATAGATCAAACGAGCGATTTAGACATGCCGATTCATGGACATAAAACCGAATTTGGAACAGATGTTTGGGTTGAGGTTACATTTGGATCGGTGAAATATACCGACGCAACAGGCAGAGAAATAACAACGCCAAAAATTACTTTCCAGGCTATTTTAGTATCTGTTTCTTTTCCACGGAACATTGTAAAAACTGAAATACAAGGACGTAACGGAACAGTCAAAGAATATATTGGAGAAGGCGATGCTCAAATATCATTCAGGGGAATTATAACCGGTAAAAACGGACACTATCCCGAAGAACAGGTTGCCGAGTTGATGAAGTTAATTAAGGCGCCCGTCGCCATTCCTGTTTTTTCGACTTATCTTCAAACCATGGACATAGATTCAGTAATATTTGAAGATCGAAATTTAGAGCAGGAAGAGGGTGGTTATTCTTATCAAACCTTTTCACTTAACGCAATTTCAGACACGCCTCAGGAATTGAAAATAACAGGAATGTAATGTATAGAGTAGTCACACAGGTTAATATAGTTCAGATTCCGACAGAGGACTTTCCGCAACGGACAAAAACAATCAGCTTTGATTTTGTTCATGAAATGGAATGTTCGAATACATGGAGGGACCTGACAAATGACGGCAAAATAATATTTCCTAAAAACTTATATTTTCGTGACGCAGGAAATAAACTAATTTCGCTTTATGGCACAAACGTAAATATTGGCGGGTTTTCTAATTCAAATCCTTTATTTCTTCGTGGCGATGCGATTACTCTGGACTGGGGTTATAAATTCTTTGACAAAGGTAAAGAAATATTCGTAGGCACCGAAAACAAGTCAAAAGGTACTCATTTATTTCAAGGGTTTATTTCGAAAGTCACATCGAAAAAACCGATTGAATTACACTTTGAAGATAACACCTGGAAACTAAAACAAATACCGGCATTAACCAGGACCTTTAAGGCTACCGACACGCTTGAGAATATTCTTAAAATACTTTTAGTTGATTACAACAAAGCCAATCCAAAACAACAATTTACGGTTAATACCCTAACGTCGACAACCCTCGGAGAATTCAGAACCGGAAGCGAATCGGTCGCCGAAGTATTAGGGACGCTTCGTAAACATTACGGATTTGAAAGCACTTTTAGAGATAATGAATTAAGGTGTGGCGCAACTGTATATATTGAATCGGAAGCTAATAAGCATACATTTACGTTTCAACATGATATTATTTCGGATGATCTGGATTACCAGCGTAAAGAAGATTTAGTTATGAGTGTTGTGTCCTCAAACAAGATCGAAGAATTGACTGGCAAAACAACAAAAGACGGACACGAAAAAACAAAATGTAACCGGATAGAAGTACTCGTTACCCTTGCAAACGGAAGCGACAAACCGATAATTAAAATTAAAAATAAGGGCGAAGATTTTCCACCGAATGAGGGAGGAACAAGAATAACGAGAAACTTCCCAGGAGCCAAAAATATTACCGAATTAACAGATTTAGCAATTAATTATTTAAGGCCTTATTATTATTCAGGATTCAAAGGAAAATTTACTACATTTGGATTACCGTTTGTTAAGATGGGCGATAACGTTCAATTAATTGATCCTAAATTGCCGGAACGAAACGGACTCTACAGGGTCAAAGGAGTAGAATACAATGGCGGAGTAGACGGATTAAGGCAGTCAATAGAATTACATTATAAGATATTATGAGCGATAGGGATATAGAGGAGGGAATCAGAAGGCTGGCCGGGACTCAGAACGTCGATCAGGTCAACTATTGCAACGCCGAAGTGATAAGCGTTAATATTCCTGCCCGTACATGTGACTGCATGGTAATTGATGGTCGCACTGAATATAAGTTGCCCAACGTCCGATTGATGGCTATTGTTGACGATGGGAT